GCTGGCTGTAAAGCGCCCGGTATTCATGTGAGTTTAGAGTTTTATTGATTCCGGATTTTTGGAGATATTCGCAAATGACTGAAGTTACAGGATTTTTTCAAATTGAGTCGCTCGTCAATGCAATACAGCAAGACGGGGCCTGGCGCTGGATGGTCGCATTCTATCATCCGCGCGGACCTGGCTGCCCGAACTGTCGCCAGCCGATCAGCGGGCCACGCGCCCTTGACAGCTTCTGGTCGCTAGGCCGCGTTTACTGCAAGGCCTGCGACAGCACCTTCACTGCCACCAGCGGCACACCGATCCACGAAACAAGCTGGTCGCCAGAACAATTCGTCAAGTTTTGCTTCCTGATCGCGACCGGGCGCAGCGCCGCTCAGATCGCCCTCATCCTCGGGAAGGGAACAGACACAGTAAGAAACATGCGCGAACGTGTAGAAATTTGGAACGCCGACATCAATATTGAACAGCCGCCAGAACAGCAGGGATAAAAAGGGCGCGCGCGGCGGGGGGGGGGACAACAATAAACAGGAGGAAGTGAGGCGATGGAAGAAAAAAAGAACAAGATGAATATCTCGGTCACCAGGTTGGCACTACAGTCCCTGCTTGAACGGGTCAAGGGCGCCACAGAAAAGGCCGGATCAATGCCTGTCCTGCGCTGCGTTTTGCTCCAGGTTGTGGGTAATCAGCTTCATGCCTCAGCCACAGACCTCGAAGTAGGAATCGTTAGCCGGATCGACCTCAATTCAGCAGACATCGATTCGGCCGGCAGTGTTTTGGTACCAGCCTCAACCCTACTCGAGGTTGTTAAGCGCCTGCCTGGTGCTCACGTTACCCTGGTCGACAAAGGGAACCATGTTCAAGTGATATCAATGGACACAGACATTAAAATCAACACGGAGGATATCGATCAGTTCCCTGGAGTCGTTATCGGCGAGCCCGGGCAACAGCTCGTCACGATCGATGCCGATATCTATCATCAGGCCATCATCGCCTGCGAACACGCCATCGCAAGCGATGTGACCAAGAACAACCTGAACGGAATATACTTCAGCCTTTCTGGAACGCGCCTCACCGCCTGTGCAACCGACGGACATCGTTTGGCTCTCGCAGGAATCGACATAGAGGCAGAGAACGTAAACGAACAGAGTTACAGCCACCTCATCAGCAAAAAAGCCGTCGCAGAAATAAAGCGTCTGACCGATAGCCGCATGCAGATCTACCAAGATGGAAATCAGGTCGCCTTCGTCCAGGCCGCCACCACCCTTCTAGTGCGCCTCATCGACGGACAGTTTCCAGATTACCGCCGCCTTATCCCCTCCGAGCAACCTGGTATCATAACCCTTGCCGCAAAAGATCTTGTCAGCGCCGTAGACCGTGTGCGCCAGGTCTACATCAAAAAAACATCAGGAATAACCTTGGAAGCGCAAAACCATCAGCTTGTCGTCAGCTCCAGCAGCGAAGCAGGGTATGGCCGTGATACCGTACCTGCCGAGCTTCAGGGAGACCAACTCACAATCGGAGTATCCGCCAGCTATCTCACCGAAGCAGCCAGCGCCATCGGTGGAGACATCGTCATCAAGTACGGCACAGGAAGTGGCCCCCTCGTCATCCTGCCACAAGATTACCCCTTTTTTGATGAGCGCCTCGAAGTTGTCATGCCCATGAGGATATAGATCATGCGCCTGATCATCGCCATCGTCATCGGCTGGGTCGTTATCAGCTGCAGCTGGCCAATTCCACAAAACAGCGCGCCAGCCTTTCAGAACAAGACGGAGAAACACGAATGAAGAAAACTATTACCTGGATTAGTGTCACCGAAGCCCTGCCCGACAATAATATCTTTGTCCTTATTTACGACACCAGTGGTGTCATCGAATTCGCGTTCCATGAGGATGCGGGCTGGCTCTGGCTCGATGCAGACGAATATCGCGGAACCGTCACCCATTGGGCGCATCTTCCAGAAGGGCCAACTTCATGAAAACCGTCTACATCGCAGGCCCCATGACCGGGCTGCCGGGGTACAACTACCCCGCATTTAACGCCGCAGCCAACCAGCTGCGCCAGCAGGGATTCAGCGTCGAAAACCCCGCCGAAAGCGAACCGCCCGCCTGCGGCACCTGGGAAGGGTGGATGCGCCTGGGCATTGAAAAGCTCATCCGCTGTCAGGCACTGGTTCTTCTGCCCGGCTGGCGCGAAAGCCGCGGTGCCCGCATCGAACATCACCTGGCCATCGACCTGGGACTTGAGATCCTCGCCTGGGGGAACGAATGAATTACAACTTTCCAAAAACAATATTTGTTGAAAAAAACACATTTTATCAGCAGATCGAACACTTGCTCAGCGAAGCCGAAGAGCTCCGCAAAGCCTATGAAGCCTGCAAAAAAGAAGGCTCTAGCGTTCACGACCACCGAAACCTGTATGAAGAGTTTTATGATGTCGGTCACAGCTTTGAAACCGGTTGTAGAATTCTTGACAAGAAAAGTCCGGCCATTAACAGCGACGGAATCTTCTACACAACAGCAAAAAACCACGCCCGCGATTATTATTTGAATGGAGTCACCCCATGAAAAACAAACTCATCGACTTGAACAATCATCTCTTTGCCCAGCTTGAACGCCTCAGCGATGAAGAGCTTGGCGGTGAACAGCTGAAAAAAGAAATCAATCGCAACAAGGCCTCTGACCTTCCGCCACAGCTCAAGCCAACCCTGCGGGCTGTCGCAAAAGTCGCCGTCAAGATGCACGAGCTGACCAGAAACGCCGGAATCGAGAGCCCTCATGATTGATCAAACAGACACCACCGAAGCCGATCTGCGCGCCGCCGTTAATCAGGCCCTGATCGTAGCGACCAAAAAGCCAACCGGGCAGAACCGGAAAAACCTCAAGGCGGCGCAAAAAGCCCTGGGTGAGTATTTGGAAAATCAGCTTCAGCCCACCGAGCCCATTTTTAACAGCATCGAAAAGATGATCGAATCCCTTGGTGAGAAGGGCTGGTCTTGCAGCGTGTCAAGCGCCTACGATCACATCAAGGCCGGAAAGTTGCGTGTCAGCAACACAAAAAAAATACGCCTCACCGAAGCCCTCGAATACGCCAGGGAGCACCTGCGCAAAAAAGACGGCACCAGTGGCGACATCAGCCTGCAAGAAGAAAAACTGCGTCACCAGATCAACCAGATCGACTACGACAGCCGCATGCGCGAGCTGAAGTACCGGCAGGCCCTAGGCGAGCTCATACCAAAAACGCAGGTCGAAATCGAGCTTGCGGCCCGCGCCACCAACCTTAAAAACTATCTCGATGCCGTCGCCCGCAAAGCCGCCGGTCGTATGTGTAAAATCGTTAGCGGCGATCCGCAGAAGGTTCCGCACCTCATCGAGTTTTTACTCGGCACCAACCGCAAGGCCTTTGATAACTATTCCAAGCCCATTCAGGGTCTGGATGATGAGGAATAAATGCAAAACTTGACAAACAACGCCGCCATTGGGTACCCTCTGCCCGTTGCAGCAAAATCTGCAACCGGGTTTGACAGCCCGAATACTGACGGCGGATACCGCCACTGTTTTGTTGCCAGTGGTCTTTTTGTATCCATTGCATGGCTTGCTTCAGGTTTCTCTGGGCGGCCGTGTGGGAGGCTTTCGAGCCTGCCGGTCTCCGTTGGTGCCGGTCTGTCAACCCATACGGTCGCCCTCTTTGTGTTTGACAGCGCAAGCGGGGCAGTTAAAAACCCCAACCAACGGAGCCAAGCCATGCCAACCGCCCAAGTCATCCACCTCGACCAGTACCGCCCAATTTCCCCCGCCCGCCGCCTTGCCGCCGCCCGCCCCCGCATTGTCCAGGGTTTTGTCGATGCGGTCGAAGATGACCGCGTTCAGCGCATCAAAGCACTACTCAACCAGTGCAAAAGCGAAAGCCAGCCCAGCCCGCTTGAAACCCGGTTAACGGCCATCGAAGAAAAACTCAATCAACTCCTCACTACGAAAGGAGCCGCCCTATGAACCCCCTCGTCTCCATAACCGACCAGAAAGCCGTCACGAGTTCTTTGATTATTGCAGAGGCGTTTGATAAGAAACACCTGCACGTTTTACGTACAATTCGTGAACTGGAGTGTTCTGAAGAGTTTAATCAATCCAATTTTGGATTGATCTCCTACATTGATGACAGAAATCGACCACAGCCAGCGTATCAAATCACCCGCGACGGGTTCACCTTCCTGGCCATGGGGTTCACCGGGGCGAAGGCGGCCGAGTTCAAGGGAGGAAATCATGCTTGAGCTAGTATCTATTACCGATCAGCGGGCTATAACAACCTCGAAAATTGTCGCTGACGCCTTTGAGAAAGATCACCACAACGTTCTTCGGGCGGTCCGTGGCCTTGATTGCTCTGAAAAATTTCGTGCCCTCAATTTTGAGGCCACGCAAATTGAGGTGACTTTGCCTACTGGTGGTAAGCGTATGTCCCCTGCCTACAACATCACCCGCGACGGGTTCACCTTCCTGGCCATGGGCTTCACTGGCAGTCGTGCGGCGCAATTTAAAGAGCGGTTCATTGCAGAATTCAACCGAATGGAACAGGCGTTACTCGAAGGTCGTGCCGATCGGCGGCAGGTCGATGTCAATCTGAACCATAAACGCGGCATCACCAACCCCCACGGTCTCGACATTAAATACAGCGTCGATATCACCAAGCTGATCATGAAGCCCACACGGTCTGGTTTACAGATTCTAGGCCGGCTGACCGGCGTCGACTTTGACGATATTTCCGCCGAACTCGACAGCGCCCTGGTGCAGGCCGGGGGCATCTCGCCTGCGGTGGTAAGTTTCGCGCGTGAAATGCTTATCGAAGACGAAGGGGCCTGGGTCGAAATTGAAGCCATCCACAACAGTTACTGTGAACATTGCGCGGCCCTTGATACAAACCCGCTGCCGGTTGCGACGTTTTGTCGTGAATTACGCCAGGTGTTCCCCCGCATCCTGCGGAAACGCTCCAGCCTGGGGCGGCGGCTGTGGGGTTACGAGAACATCCGCTTGTTTATCCAGGAAAATAAATGACCGCCACGCCCCAACTTTTTGACTGGATCCCCGAACCGCCTCCGCGGGCATATACCTTGATGCCCGGGGAGGTCGCGGTGTTTCGTGCGGCTCCGAATGAAAGTGTCAGCCAGTGGGCGCAGGGTGAACGGGCGGTGCACATCACTCCGTTCCCCGGCCGTTGGGACAACGACACCACACCCTATGCCAGATCGATCATGGATCTGTTCAGCCGCGAGCATGTGCGCGAACTTTACATTGCCGGCGGGTCCCAAACCTCCAAAACTGACATCAGCCATAACTGCTGGGGCTGGGTGGCAACGCATGAGCCCGGCTCGGCGCTCATCGGCATGCAAGATCGAACCACCGGCACCGAAACCATGAACGACCGCTTTCTGCCCATGGTCAAAGACACCCCGTCGCTGCGCAGGCTCATCACCAAAAACGCCGATGACATGGCCTTAACCCGTATCCGTCTGAAAAACGGCATGGTCACCTATCTGGCCTGGGGCAATTCCGAAGGGCGCGCCGCCAGTAAGCCGATCCGCTACCTTTTTTTGAGTGAGGTCGATCTGTATCCGCCGCACATGATCAAGAAGCTGCGCGCCAGAACAGGTGCCTTTTCGGGCATGGAAAAGATTCTGGAAGAATGCACCGTGTCAACCGAAGCGGGGCGAATCTGGAGTGTTCAGCACCAGGTGCAGGCCAGTTTTGATATCGAGGTCAAATGCCCACACTGTGGCGCCTATCAAATTATGGATCCAGCCAATATCCAGTGGCCTGAGGGGGTTGTTGAGCCCGGCGGTCTCATTCGTGATGAAGACGCCTGGTATCTCTGTTCAGCAAACGGTTGCACGTGGGACGATCACGATCGCGACGAAGCCGTACGCAATCATCGGCTCGCCGCCCGAGAGGGCAGCATAACGGATAAACCAGAAAGCGTTTGGGTCCATCTGTCCCCCCTGGTTAGCCCGTTCAATAAATTCCGCAGGATCGCCAAGGCCTACCTGACCACGTTGATCGATCCGACACGAGAAAACCTGGCCTTTTACTATAATGACTGCTGTGGCCTGCCGGTACCAGAAGACACCGAAGGCGACCTGCCGCAAGAAAAAGAACTGTACGAGCGCCGCGAAAACTACGCACCAGACGGGGTGAATTGGGAAGTGCCCATGGACGCCTGCTACATCACCGCAGATTTCGACTTTCAAGGCAACAGGGCAGAGGTTGAGGTTATCGCCTGGGGCGAAGGAGATCAAAGCTGGGGGCTCGAATATAAGGTTTTTCCTGGGAAAATCCTGCAAGAACATCAGGTCGGAAACGAACAACCCCTTGCTGACACAATTCATGAATGGATTCAATCCCGCCGCTACCGGCACGAACGTGGGGCAGAGTTAGAGATATCCATTGTCGGGTTTGATATCGGCTACGCAACCGACGATGTCAGCCTTTTGGTTAAGCGCAGCCGCAAGTACCGAGCACACAAAGGGTCAAATACAGCAGGTCTTCCGCTGCTCCCCATGAAGCCCAGCCGAACTCAGCGCTATCGCGTGCCCTTCTACGAGCTAGGCACTGAAACTGGCAAAGAAAAAATATACACCTGGTTATCCAATGATCAGCCCGGGCCGCTTTATTGTCATTTCCCCAGTAGTTATGGGTTTGAATATTTCCGCATGCTGGTCGCTGAAGAACCAAAACAAGAGCGTGACCGTAAAACCGGCAAGCCAGTCACCCGCTACAAGCTGCGCAAGGGATATAAGCGCAATGAAGCCCTCGATATCCGCGTCGGTAACTTGGCCATGAAACAGCTCGGCCGTCCAAACTACGAACGCCTGAGCGCACAACTGAAGGCCCAGGCGGATGGAAAAACAAAAATCAATGAAAACAACAAACCAAAATCAGAATCAAAAAAACCTGTCTCAAGACGGAGGTGGTAGCAGATGGTAAGAAATGAAGACATGCTGCTGGGGATGAAAGAAATCTGTGCTTACGTTCGCAGGTCAGAATGCACCGTGCTGCAGTTGTACCGTCTTGATGGTCTGCCGATAAAAAAAATCCACGGGCGCTGGCAGGCAAGTCGCAAGAAAATCGACCAATGGGGGGCTAGTACGGTGTCGTGATGGTCGTTGGTTGAAGATTATTTTCCGTTTCGTCATACAGAAAATTTCTTTGAACAGAGAAAAAAAGTTCCTGATAATTCACCGTCAAAATGTAATCCTGTAAGAAACCGGAAACCCCCAAGAGAACCGTTTGAAGACCAACCGCGCACGCAATCGGGCTGGATTGAATCGTATGAACAACCAGGTTCGGGTCGAATCCGTTGACCACACTGAGGTCGGTTTTGAGAATTTCAATTTGAAAGGTGTGGTGATACATCGACCCTTTGCCGGCACCAGTGCTGATCGTGTTCGAACCAACAGCATCAAGGGTATGACCCAGTGCCTGGGCCAGATCCGCAGGAACAGCACACATGTCTGCGCCCGTATCAATCAGGGCCCAGGTGAGAATCAGCTGCCCGGTATGCGGATTGATGATGCGCACCGGAAGCTTAGGACGTGGCATATCGTTAATGCCCATCTGCACGAAGGGATAGCGGTAGACAGGCATGAACGAAGTCGCTTAGAAAAGGTTGAAAAGGTTGAGCGTTTTTTCTGCGGGAATGTGCACAATAACCGGGGCAGAAAAACCACGCAATTTGGCTTCTTCAAGCACGCTTTTCGCGTTGAATCCTGATGCGACAACAGACTTGTTTTGGAAGGATTGCAACGCAACATACTTTCCGCGATATTCCGCTTCGGGAGCAATGATTAACGGTTGCATGGTGTTCTCCTTGTTTCCGACAGAGGATGTCGGCGATCCGCATTCTCCATATTATATAACAAAAAACCGGCTGAAATCCTATCGGACAGCCGTGACAAACACTTAACTATGAACCCGTTTGCCCCTGGTTCATAAAGTCGAAAGCTAGTCTCGTTATGGCCAAATGTCAATAAATTATTACAAATACGAAGAATGAAGGCCACTATAACAGGACGTCTTTTTGACCTCTCCCTGACCCCTGTCAAGAAAAAAAAGTCCTCATACGTCCTCATACGTCCTCATACACCCTCATAGACCCGTAAAAACCAATAATCTTCATTTTCAGCAAAAAACTGCCCTTAGAATAACCAGCAACATTCTAAGGAGCGTACATGGCCACCTTCACCACCTGGACAGCCCTAAAGATTCAGATGCAAAACGATCTGGCCGCACTCAACATCAATGTGGGTGAATACCAGATCGATGTTGGCGGCAACCGCCGTGTCGTGAAATACCGCAGCGCCGATGAGTGGTGGACATTCTTCCGCGAGGTCGAAAAACGCGCCGCCACCGAAACGGGTACCACCCGTCTGCGTACATATGCCAAGCAAGGGGGGCGCGGCTAATGGCGCGAATCGGTAAAACCTACCCCGTCCCCAAACATTTGCAGCAACGCCAATATGCTGCGGCCAAAATCACCCGGCTGACGGGCGATTGGATGCCCATCGATCACAACATCAATCAGCTCACCCGCACCAGCCTCCCCCTGATGCGCCGGCGCGTTCGTCAGCTGGTACGTGATTTTCCGTACTTCAACCGCGCCGTCAATATTCTGATCAACTTTACCGTCGGCACCGGCACCAGCTTTCAGTCACGCGTTATCAATCCCAACTGGAAACCCGGAAGCACCGAAAAAAAGTTTGATCGTGTGACCTGCCAGAAAATTGAAGATTCTGTCGCCTGGGCCATGGAAGAACTTGACGCATCGGGAAACCGCCACGGCAGCGAACTGGAACGCATGGCCAAGCGTGAAGACATTGAAGCCGGGGAATATTTCTTTGTGAAACGCGCCCTGAAAGATAAAAACCGTTATCTCCCTTATGCACTTCAGTTGTTTGAAGCCGAATGGCTCACCGATTCCGGCGCCGTCCCACAGGGAAAAAATCTGGTTGACCAGGGCGTTGAATACGACAGCACCACAGGTCGAGTGGTCGCCTACCACCTGACCGACCCCAATAGCTGGGGCAAGACCATCCGGGTTGAACAGCAATATGTATTGCACGATTTCGCGCCCTTGCGGGCAGGACAGTTGCGTGGCGTATCTCCTTTTGCTTCCGGCGTTCTTATTGCCCATGACCTGCAAGACTACCTCGACGCCACCATCGATACCGCCAAGCTGGCATCAAAATACCTGGCGCTTATCACCACGGACGACGCGGATGCCTTTCAGGCCAACCGTTCAATGGAAGCCGACCCGGAAAATCCGCTGAAAAAAATCGACAGTCTGGAAAATGCCATCGTCGATTATCTGCGCCCCGGTGAGTCGGTCAAATTTCCCAGCAACAACAGTGTCGGAAGCACCTTCGACCCCTTCACCCGCTTTATTTTGCAGATGCTCGCCATCAGCACTGATACCACCTTTTCGCTGTTGTCCGGAAATTATTCCGACGTCAATTACACCACCCTGCGCGGGGAACGCCAAGATCTGCGCACCATGTTTGCCCCGCACCATCACCGGCACATTCAGCATTTCTGTCGGCCAGTGGTGCGCGACATCATTGACCAGGCCGTACTCTCGGGAAAGCTTGATCTGCCAGGCTACTACAAGAACCCGCGCCTTTATCAGCGCTGTGTGTTTATCCCGCCCGGGCAAGAGCCGATCGATCCGCTCAAAGAGTCCAAGGCCAACCGCGACGACATGGGCGCTCTGTTGCGCAGCCCGCAAGAGATCGCCGCCAAGCGGGGCCGCGATATCGAAGAGGTGCTCGATGAGCATCAGGAGTTTGCCGAAATGCTCATCGAACGCGGCCTTATCATCGATATCGGCAACACCGCGCTGGCGAATAATCCGGCGGCGCTCGGTGCAACAGACAATACCAACAGTCTCAAAAGCCTGATCAGCCGCGCCGTCGATGACGCGCTCGATCGGCATAAGCTGCTTGCTGAGGAGTAACCCTATGCACACAAAACTTTTAAAGGAGATGGCCCTGGCCCCGGCCTTCAATTCGGTGCGCAACGCGCCGGAGCTACCGCAGGACATCACCACCCGCAGCCTGTCGCTGCGCCTTGATGCCGGTGGTATACCAACCACCCTGGATGAAAAAACCCGCTCAGTCGGCGTGGTCTGCTCCACCGAAAACCCGGTCGAGGTCTTTGATCGCGACCGCTGGGAGATCGTCCCCGAGGTGTTGTTGATGTCCGGTTGTCAGTTTCCTGCCTCTGGTCAGGTGCCGCTGCTCAACACTCACTATCGCGGCGATGTCAGCAGTGTGCTCGGCAGTTGCCGCGGCCTGCAAGTCGAAGGTGATCAGCTGACCGGCCGCGCGCACTACTCCGAAGCCGATGAGGCCAGCGACAACGCCTGGAAGAAAACCAAAGAAGGTCACCTCACTGATTACAGCATCGGTTATCGCGTTTTAGAAGCCTATTACATCCCCGCCGGGGAGACTCAAGTCATTAACGGTCGCAGCTTCGAAGGCCCGGTCAAGATCGCCACCAGCTGGAAGGTTCGCGAGCTTTCGACCTGTCCGATCGGAGCAGACGAATTTGCCAAGGCCAGGGCGGCCACGCCCGGTCAGGAACATAAGCCCAATAACCCCGCATCAAAGGAGACTCAAACAATGAGTGAACAACTACGCAAGTTCCTGGAAAGCCGTGGACTCGCCAAGACCGCCACGGAAGAGGAAGCATGGCGCTACCTCGAAACCCTCGATGTTCGCAGCCAAGACGACGGTACCGCAGCCGAGCAAGCCCGCGCCGAAGGCGCCCGTGCCGAGCAGCTTCGCATCACCGAGATTCGTTCTATCTGCGAGCGCGCTGAAATGCCTGCCGAAGATATGGATAAGCACATCACCAGCGGATCAACGGTTGAAGATGTCCGCAAGGCCGCCTTTGATCACGTCACCAAGAAGGCGACCGATGCCACTGAAGGTGTCGGCTTCCGCGCACAGGTGGTGGTCGATGGCCGCGACAAGTTCCGCGCGGCCGCCCAAGACGGTTTGATGCTGCGTGCCGGTATCGCGGTTGAAAAGCCTGCCGACGGTGCGCGTGATCTCGCCGGTTTCAGCTTGCGCGAAATTGCCCGCGAGGCGCTGCGCGTCTCGAATCAGCCCTTTGGTGGCGATCCGATGACCATGATCGGCCGGGCTTTGACCACGGACGACTTCGCCAACCTGTTGGCCAACGTCGCCAACAAGTCGCTGTTCGCCGGTTACGAAACCGCCGAAGAGACTTACGCGCAATGGTGCGGTATCGGCAGCGTGCCGGACTTCAAAATCAACAGCATCGCCCGTGCCTCTGAAACGCAAGACATGGATGAAATCGGCGAGGACGGCGAATTCAAGTACGACAAGATGTCCGATGCCAAAGAGCAGTTCCAGATCGCCACCTACGGCAAAATCTTGCGCATCAGCCGCCAGACCATCATCAACGATGATCTTTCGGCATTGACCGACATCCCGCGCAAACATGGTGAAGCCTGGGCGCGCAAGGTTGGGGACATCGCTTACGCGGTGCTCATCGCCAACAGCGCCATGGGCGACGGCAAAGCTCTGTTCCATGCCGACCACGGCAATCTCGGCACTGCCGCAGCGCTGGGTGAGGTCTCCCTAGCCGAAGCGATTGCCAAGATGAAGCTGCAGGAAGATATCGCCGGCAAGCGGCGTCTCAATATCAACCCGCAGTTTTTCCTGGCGCCGGTCGCGCTCGAAGGGTCTAGTGAGATCTTCTTCAACAGCAACCAGTTCAGCGGCGATACCAAAGGCTCCACCCGTAGCAACCCCTACGCCGGCACCCGCTTCGGCCGCATCTATGATGCGCGCCTCGACGACGCCAGCAGCACCACATGGTATGCGGCAGGCGGCAAGGGCAAGACGGTCAACGTCTATTTCCTCAATGGTCAGCAGGCGCCACACCTCGAGACCCGCACCGGCTGGACCACCGATGGCGTCGAGTTTAAGGTGCGCGGTGACGCCGGGGCAAAAGCCGTCGACTGGAAAGCGCTGTTCAGAAACGCCGGGGCATAAGCAGGATCTTAAGCAATGAACCAGCAGGGGCTGGCCGCAAGGGACGGCCCCTCATCTAAAACTTTGATAGGAGAAAAACCATGGCCAAAAATTATATCCAGGATGGTGATCGCATCACCTACACCAACGGAACAGGAAGCGACATTTCCAGTGGCGATCCGGTCGTTGTCGGCGGGCTGGTCTGTGTTGCCCTGGTCAACATTGCAGACGGTTCCAGCGGAGCACTCGCCGCCGAAGGCGTGTATGAGCTGCCTAAAGCCACTGGTGTCATCGCCCAGGGCGAAGCACCCCTTTTCGTCATTGCCGCTGGCAACTTTGCCGCCGCAGCCACCACCGCCGCCGCTGGTGATATTTCCGGCAGCTGCGTCGCCTGGGAGACCGCCGCCAGTGACGCAACCGTGGTGCGCGTCAAACTCAACACCGCGCCTGGTACAGTCGAATCCGGGGTGTAAGCCCACAACATAACCCTCATGCCCCGGTGGCGCCCTCCCTCCTCGCCGCCGGGGAATTTTTCAAAATTTCTGATCCCGATCAGCGTTTTTGAAAAATTCAAACGTTACTTAACCAAACGGGGAAAAAAATGCCGAACGACAACATGAACCTCGCGCTTTTTATCATCATCGCCCTGGCTGGCCGCGAAGTCATTATTCTGGCCGTGCGCAAGTGGTGGAAAAAATCCGTTGACACCAACTATGTCACCGAAGATGCGTTCAAAGCCTGGGCGGAAGAATTCAGCGCTTCATGCACCGCCAACCGTGAACACTGCAACAAAGGGCGAACACTGAAAGATCTGGATTCGATCAAACTACTCAATGCGGTGCGTAACGAAATTCGCATGTTGCGGGTCGCACTGGTCAAGAAAATGGTGCGTGACGGAGCCACTGAAAACGAAATTGGTCAGCTGCTCGATAGCGACCATCGAGGGTTCAATTATGAGTGACAAGCGCGTTTTCAATATCTGGATCATCTTTGCAGGGGTGCGCCATGGCTGATAAATTTTTCAACGACGACGTGCTGCTGCACCAGTTGGTCACCAGCCATTTTCCCGAAATAGTCGAAGACATCACCGACTTTGGCTGGCTGTGGGTCAAAGCGCAAATCTGGAAAGAAAGCAGCTTTCAGGTTGATGCCGTTTCACGCTGCGGGGCGAAAGGGCTTATGCAGCTGATGCCCGCCACCGCGTTTGAGCTGGGCTGTGACAACCCCTTCGACCCGATCACCAACCTGGCCGCCGGTATCCGTTACCTGGCCATGCAGTACCGCGCCTTTTCCGAAATCCCCGCCGGCAAAGAGCGCCTGCGCTTTTCTCTGGCCGCCTACAACTGCGGGCGAGGCTACATCAATAAAGCCCTGCAACTCGCCCGCGAAGCCGAAGGCCTGCCAGCCGATTATCAGCAATGGCAACGCCAGGGCTGCACGCCCGGCTTCTGGCAAACATGGCAAGTCGCCAGCCGCTTTCTGCGTCACCCGCAATGCCAAATAAACAACAAAGTTGCCGACTGGCAGCAGGTGATTGATTACGTGCACTACATCGAGAGCAAATACAGCCAGTATCTGCAAGATTCCGACGTCCCCCGCTGGCATGAGGCCTGGGCCGTATGAGCACGAGTTTTGACACCCTGGCGGAAACCGATATGGCGTTTGTCATGGCCGACATTGGCGAAGATATCGTACTCAATGGTCAAACCCTTAAAGCCATCTGTCTCGGCCCTATGGCCTGGAACGAACGCACCCCGCAAATCAACAGCCAGGCCATAACCTGCGGAGTTCTGGCCAGTGATGCCGGCACCGTATCAGCCGGAGATGTGGCCGTTGTGCGCGGAAAAACTTACCGCGTTTATGAAGACCCCATCAGCGACGGGGCCTTATTGTCGCTGATGTTAACGCAGGAATTGGTAACGATATGAGCGCGTTTGTCGAAATTGATCAACAACAAATTGCAGCCCTTGGGCGAGATTTCCGGCTGATGGCAGATGAAGTTCCGGTGGCCGTTTCGCGGGCCATCAATCGAACCCTGACCGCAATCAATACCGAAGCCTCGGTTCAGGTTCGCAAGCATTACGCCCTGAAAGCAACGCGGGTTAAAAAGAATTTCAAGGTTTACAAGTCGACAAAAAACAACCTTTCAGGCCGCTGGTTTTCAAAGGGCCGCCCGGTTGGTCTATTGCAGTTTGGCTCACAACAAAGACCACAGGGCGTCAGCGTTAAGGTTTTAACCTCTGGTTCCAGGAAAATCGTCTACGGATCATTTATTCAGATCCCGCGCCGCACGCGAACCGGAAAAGCCATCAGATCGGGTCCTCAAGTTTTCTGGCGCGCCAAGGTTGGCGGTGTGCGCGTTGATCGTTACGATATTCACCGCCTCGAAGGCCCGCGCATAGAAGACGCCCTTGCTAAAAATGAAGTTCAGATTGCGCTGAAAAAAAAGAACGACGAAACCCTGCAAGCGCGTCTTGAAGCCGAAGCCAACTATATTTTGTTGAAGGCAAAAACCTGATGATCAATCTGGAAAGCACCAGCACCCGCGCGCAAATTCTGCAAGCCATCGGCGAAAATTGCCAGAACCTACTGGCTCTATTGCCGACCGGAACAGAAGCCGAAGCCAGCATTTATTGGGCGCGCAGGCAACTGAAACCCACCGAGCTTCCCGCCCTGGTGATTACGCCCGGCATTGAAACCGCCGAACGCGACTATGGCAACGACATTCTTGCCATGCCGGTGACCATTAGCGTGGCGGTTTTACTCGGTGCGCACAACGCCCTTGACCTGGGCGAAATGCTGCTGGCCGAACTGCGCACCGTGGTACCAGGGGCCGACCCAACGTTTAACGGCCTGGCAACCGATACGGTTTACACCGAAGGCGGGGTCGAAGATTACCCCGAAAATCAAGAACAGGCGCTGGTCGTCAACGCAACCTTTACCATCACCTACGAAACCTCAGCTAATCAACCGTAAAGAAAGGGAAACCTCATGGCAACCGCAAGCAATGCAAAAGTGCAAATCGAAGCCGGTCAAACGCTGGTCGCGTATGAAGCTCTGACCGATGTTGGCAATCATCAAACCTTCAATCCCAGCGCGGCAATCATGTCCAGCGTCATCGCCCCCGAAGTTCACGCCGATGGCGTCGCCACCGGAATCAACCTGATCAGTGTTGCCGCCAGCGGATCGAATGACGTTGTCGATGTCGCCGCCTTTACCGCCTGGTCACAGGGCACCCTGTACACTGTCGCCGCCGATACCGACCTGACCATCACGCGCCCGGCTACCAATGTGGCCAAGGTCAACAGCGTCACCATGAACACCAGCGGCGCCCTCGCCGTTGTCGCCGGAACCGATGGTTCCACCACCACTTTTTCAGAAACCCGAGGCGCCGCAGGCGGCCCGCCTTACATCCCCGTTGGATCGGTCGAAATCGGCCAAATTCGGTTAACGTCCAGCACCGCCGCTGCTGTGGCTACCAGCGAGATCAAACAAAACGGCAGTTATACCGAGCGTTCGGCCTTCCCGGTGTTTACCATCAACCCGGTTGGCTATGGCCTGTTTGCCGAAGATACCGGCACCGACACCGCCTTTGTCAAATTTAACGAAACCCTCGACACCCGCCACACCGGCGATGTCACCAAGGGCGTTTATGCGCAGTATTACGTTCCAAGTTTTGCCGATGTTCCCCGCGCCAGCGATTTTGTCCCCGCGGAAACCAGCCACAGCTTGTCGAGCGAAGATACCTATGATGGCCCTATCGGTTCCAGTAGCAGCAGCATCAACCAGGCCTCTTTTTCGTGCAAGCTCGACGATGGCGTGAATGACCTTATCTCCTCAGTCAAAAACAAAAACGTCACCGTCAAGTTTTTCCCCAACCGCAACAACAGCGCAAATTATTTAACGCAAGGAAAACTTGGTCTCGCCAGAACCTTCCCGGTTTCCGGGCAAATTTCGGCCAGTTGCACCATTAGCGCCGAAGTAGCAACCGCCGAATTTGCAAGCTAAAGGCTAACCCCCCTCGATCCCCCCTTAAATTAAGGGGGGATGAATAGCCCCTTTCACTTTGTTAAGAGAGGTTGGGTGGGGTTCGTGAAACCAAACCGGAGTCAACATGAACCTGCAAAAGTACCGTAACGAGCGCCGCAGCCCGCGCACCGAAAAAATAAAAGTGCCCCAACTTGTCGAATACTTTGAAGGCGACCCGCTCTTTGAAGTGCGCGGGCTCACCGGCTCGGAACTGGGGCGCTGCCGTGAAGCCGCCGCCCGTAACCGCGACGTGCAAGCCATGGCCGCCGCGCTCATCGGCGGAAATTCCGACGAAAAAGCCGAGGCCCTCAAACAGCTGGCGACCGGTCCCGACGTACCCGACGACGTTTGTCAGCGCCAGGAGATGCTGTCCCTGGGGTGCATCGACCCCAAGATTGAACACAGCGATGCCGTGCTTTTAAGCGAAGACTTCCCCACCGAGTTCTATGCCCTGACCAACGCCATTTTAAAATTAACCGGGGCTGGGCGCGTGTTGGGAAAGCCGAAAGCCTCTGGAAGCAAGACGACGTAAGAACCTCGCTGACGCTGGCAGAGGCCCGCGGGCGCTTTTTGTTTGAGCTGCGCCCCGACATCATTCCACAAAGCTATTTGACTCAGCTTGAAATTGAGCTGTGGACACTGTTTTATCTCGAACGCGAGGAAAACCACCGTGGCAGATCTGCAAAAAACTGTTGAAATTGTTTTCGGCGGGCGCAATGACCTAAGCAAAACTATCGGCGAGGTTGAACGCAGCCTGTCCAATATCAACAATGCCACCCAACCCTTTGCAGATATCGCCACCGCAATCGGTGGAATAACCCTGGCCGCCGACACCGCAATTTTAGCATTAGGTGGGTTTTCTGTTGATGCCGCGGGATCATTCCAGACCGGCATGAATGAGATTAAAACGCTTCTCGATACCCGTGTCGTTGATTTTGACGATTTTTCAAATCAAGTTAGGGGTTTTTTCAGCACCACCGCTCAACCCATCGATGAAGTCTTATCCGCTACTTATCAGTCAATCAGCCAAGGTATTCCGCCAGAAGCCATCGGAAATTTTTTATCCTCAGTTGATATTTTGGCCACCGCCGGTGGTTCGACGCTGCCAGCTGCAGTTAATCTGTTAGCCGGAACAGCAAATGCCTATGGCTTATCCATCGACGATGTTTCAGGGTATGCCGATATTTTCTTCACGGCAGTCAAAGATGGAAAAACAACCATCCCCGATCTCGCGTCAGCTATTGGAACTGTAACCTCCCTTGCCGCCCCCTTTGGTGTGTCTGTTGCCGATGTTGCCGCCGCCATTGCCGCCCTGACCTCGTATGGCGTTCCAACAACGGAACAAGCCGCCACTATTCTTAAAAATATGATCCAAGGGTTGGTTAACCCCTCTGCATCCGCTGCAAAAAGTGCAAAAGATCTCGGGATAAGCCTCGGCGCTGATATTTTCAGAGACAAAACTTTGCCCGAAGTTTTAAATGATATTGGCGAAAAAACCGGGTTCTCTGCTGGAAAAATACAAGACATGTTTACCAGCACCGAGGCTTTACAGGGAGTATTGCCGTTAATCAATGACCCCGCACAAAAATTTAAAAAAGCCATTGACGATATGTCAACCAGTACCGGATCTGCGCAAAAAGCCTACGACGATATGGTTGGAAGCTACGACAACTTAAATGGTCGCATGGTCAATAGTATTAAGGATGTGCTGATCAGCATCGGAATTCCGTTATTGGATGATTACGCTAATGCGATTAAGGGGTTAGACGGAATTTTTGATGCGATTAACCTGGGGCTTTCAAGCGGGAGTTTCGACCCGATTATTGCCGTCTTTGAAGATCTTTTAGAGGATGTTGGACAGTTTGCTCGTGACATTGCCGCGGCCCTTCCGGACGCCCTCGAAAACGTTGACTGGTCAGGTTTAATCAAAAGTTTCGATGACGTAGAAACTTCATTGTCAAGCGTTTTTGACGCCATTTTTGGACCAGATGCCGGGTTTGGAAATGCCGATGAATTAGGAAAGACAATTCAAGTTTTTGTTGATGGTTTGGCCGGTTTGAATAATTTGAGCGCGGGGATCATTGAGGCCCTGCCAGGCTTGTTAAGTGCTATCAGTGATTTTATCCGAGGAGCCACCACCACCGACGCGGAAACCCTTCTAAACATCGGCAAGGGTTTAGGTGCATTGGTTGCGATCAACGTAGTTTCCGGGGCAGCAAGCGGTTTGGTGACAATGGTTGGCGGTTTGTCGTTGGCGTTAGCAAATCTCACCAAAATAAACCCCGCAGCTATAGCAGGTGTAGCTGCCGCCCTTGGACCTATAGCTTTAATCGCCGGGTCAGGGTACGCCTTTGGCACCTGGCTGAATGGCCAGATAAATACTGCGGTTCAAAGTCTCACGGGTGGCGAAAATGACAGCCTCGGCGGGTTGATTTACGACTGGATCAATGGAGACAGCAGCAAGAT